TGCATTTTCTGGCACCACGGCAAACTCAGTCGGCTGCTCTGGTGGCGGCTCAGCCTCCAGTGGGATGCCGAAGATCGCCGCAGCATCCTCGGCATCCTTGCCATCATCCGGCTCCTGATTTTTCGCAACGACGGCAACAAACCGCGCCGCGTCCCTCAGTTTTTTGCGCGGAATCCTCCAGCCTTCGCCGCGCCCTTCTCGCTGGGTTGTCCCAGGCTTTCGATCCAGGCGTCAAAAATGGCCGCCGGTGCACCCTGCACCTGATACATCCGCTTCTTGCTGGCTTCGGTGAACGGCACTGGTTCGCCGGCCGCATCCGTCACCCTGTCCCAGCCGCAGAAGAACACATCGCACAGCTCGCGAGTTTCGTCGCCAGCATCATTGATGCCAAGCCCATCATCCTCGTTGCTGCTCTCCATCGACGCCACGATCCGCTTAATCTGGATCGAATGGCGTTGACGAATCTCCTCCACCTCCTGCTGCGGCAGCCGCTTGAACTCCGCATCGAAGGTAAAGGCCTTCTTCCTGCCATTGTCCGGCAGCTCAATACTGACCGGCCAGGTGTAGGAGTCGGACTGATCAAGAATGAACATGAGATCAGAAGAAGATGAGGCGGGTTTCGTCGTTACCGTTCGTCGGCAGTGCCGTAAACGGAATGTTCAGCATGTCGATCCCATCGGAATCAGAGAACGACAGATCGCCGCTGATCGCAGCTTTCGGAGCGATGAGGATGCTGCTCTGGGTAGCAACCGTGCCCTGCTGCACAACAAACGGCCCATCGCTGGCGCCAGTGTTGTCAGCCGCTGCAGTGAAGAAGTTTTTGGATTCAACCGTCGGATTTTCGATCATCAGCGAACCATTGGGATTCGGACGATCCGTAATCCGCGCTTCCGGTGTGCAGTTGATCAGACTGCGGAACGTGGAGGTCAGACTCCAGTCGAATGAGAAGCTCTCCGCACACGGGCCGTAACCCTGGAACCGCAGACCACGGGTAAACCGTGGCGTCACGGGCACGGGCTCGGCCTGGTTGCTATAGGCGTACGCTTCGGATGACTTCGGTGTCGGCGTAACGTACCGACCGACGCCGGTGATCGTGAATGTGCCGTACTGATTCAGCGGGGCATTCAGCGCTGGGCTACCACGGAAGCCCTCAATCCGATGGACGTTCTTGTCTTTGACCGCCACCAATGTCGCGCTTGAGTTGGCGCCGAACACGCTGATCGGCTGCAACAACGACAACGCATTGATCTTGTACTGGCTATTGGCACCAGGGACGAACGTATCCGTAGTCGGAACAACGGTCACAATCCGAGTGGCGCCATCATGCGCGACGATGATGCCCTTATGGCCCAGTCCGGTGCCGCTGGTGATCTCAATCGGGAAGCCAACGTAGGCGCCGCTGGCTGGGTTGTTGGTGTTCAGATCCGCCAGCGTCAGCGTATTGGCCCCACCAGCGGTTGCGGTGCCCGTCAGCTCAGCAAAGCTGCTGAGGTTCATGCCGGCGGCCTGCAGCAGCGGCGAGAAGCGCGGTGCCGTAGCTGCAACACCACTGCCGCCCCACTCAAACGTGATCGTCACGGCAACATGCTCGCGGGCCAGGGCAGCACGACTGGCACCGAGATAGCCTTTGATCAGGTTGCGTTGGATTCGATCGCCGGTGATCGGATTGATCTCCATCGAGATAATCCGCATGGCATCGTTGGATGTGATGGCGCCAGGGACGCCATAATCATCCTCGGATTTGACCAGCAGGAATGAATTGCGAATCAGGAGGCCCATCAGTCGTCAGCCGTGTTGGATGATTTGGCAGGAGCCTTGACCGGCTCGGGCTTGGCAGTCACCTTCGGCGCCTGATCGGCAGGCACCATCTCACCAGAGGCGAGCATCACGTACCGCCCGCTCACGCCGTGGTGTTCGTAGTTGTCGGCCATAGCCCGTAGCTGCACTGCCTCAGCCTATGGAGCGCCTCACTGTTGATTGATCGCCGTATCCAGGCAGCGGTATCTGATCAGAAACTTCTGACCCATCCAACCGGCTGTCGCATCGGCCTGCTCGTACTCAGGCCGCCAACCGTCGGGCTGCACATCAACCGCCAAGCCGCCCATGTCGCGATCGGCCATCATCCTGGCGTGCACGTCTACGCAGATCGGATCCGCCAGCTTGTCGGGGATGGCGCCGCGCACGTACACCTCAATCAGCACCGGCAGGTACAGATCCAGGCGGCCCATGCTGGCGCCAATGGTGCGCGGTGCATTGACCGGGTGTTCCTCGCCGGGGCTGATCGAAATGGCAGGCGCTTCAGACCGCGAGAAGGCCTGCGCCCTGGAGCGATAGATCCTGCTGCCGACCTGTACGGTGCCAGGCAGGGTGATGGTTTCGATCCGGTCGAGGATCTGCTCGCGGATGCTGGCGGTCATGGCTGCTGGAACAGATCTGTCACCTCAGCCGGCAGGTTTGACGCTGCAGCTGCCTCCGCAAGCTGCTCTCGCACCTCAGGCGCCAGGACCTCGCGATCGGAGAGCCGCTGCAGGCATTCGCAGAGGAACGCGGGATCGCCCGTAGCAGCGGATTGCAGCGCGGTGGGGAGCGCCAGCATCGCGCCGGGCACGCCGGCCAGGCCCTGCAGCGCATCGTCGATCACATCATTGGTGAGCAACGCCTGGCGGAATCCAGCCCAGTCGGGTGCGGGACGATTGGCTTCGTCGTAGGCTTCGATTTCCTCATCGGTGGCGGCACGGACGGTCAGCACCTGGCGCCAAGTGCCATCCTCCAGCTGCTCTGGGAGCGGCTCCTCGATGCGTTGTGTGCGGGGGTCGTGGTCGGGACGGTCGATCGTCTGCACAGGAAAGCAGCCATGGCTGGCGGCACATTCGTCACTGATCGGGAAGGGGAAACTGACGTTGGGGAAAGTGGAGCGCAGCTGTTCTTTGACGAACGGGTAGGTGATGCCGTCGTCGGTTTGAAGCAAGTAGATCATTGAACCTCCATGGTGGCAAGTTGATCAGCGATCACGTCGCGGATGATGCGACAACGGAGCTGCTGACGCAGTTCCTCAGCCAGGCGTTCCTGCAGCTCGGCCTGGAATGCCGCCAGGTCTGTGTTGTCCGGGTGTTCGGCTTGGATCTTAGCGATAGCCAGCGTGTAATTATCAATGTTGATCTGATAGGTGAGCAGCTCTTGATCGCGGCCCTCAAGGGCGGCGGTGAGGATGGATTGCTTATTCATGGGGACCAGGGGTAGACGGTGATGAATGGGCTGGTGGCGTGTGCGACCGCTAATGCGTTGCCAGATGGTGAAAAGGCAATTCCCTGTCCGCTGCCAGCTGGCAGGGTTGTAGGGTTGCTGTATTTAGTACCAAAGCCTGACGAAGACCATTGATACGCATGGATATATGGCGTGCTGCCAAATGCAACGGCTAAGACACTATTATCTGGAGAATATGCAACACAAGCACAATTCTGTGTCGGTTGCGTTGCAGGGTTGCTGTATTTAGTTCCAAATCCTGATGCCGACCATGGGTAAGCCGTAGCATACGGCACACTGTTATGAGAAACAGCAACTGCATTACCAGCTGGCGAGAAAGCTACACCATTGGCAACACCAGTTGGCAATGTTGAGGGATCTGTGTATTTAGCGCCAAAGCCTGATGCAGACCATTGATACACATAAACATAAGAAGCAAACCAACCCGCTAAAGCAATGGCATCACTCGCAGGAGAGAAGGCTACAGCAATGCCGTAGTTATTTGGCAGGGTTGTAGGGTTGCTGTATTTAGTACCAAAGCCTGACGAAGACCATTGATACGCATGGATATATGGCGTGCCGGAGCTTGCAAGGGCTATCGCGTCACCACCGGGTGAAAAAGCTATCCCTTCTCCGCCAACCGTTGGCAGTGTTGATGGATTGGTGTATTTGGCTCCAAAACCAGAAGAGGACCATGGATAAACAGAAATGAATGGACTTGTAGCGTGGCCAACAGCTATTGCATCTCCAGCAGGAGAAAAGGCAACACCATTACCGGCGCCAGTTGGCAGGGTTGCTGGATTAGCGTATTTGATACCAAATCCAGATGTGGACCAAGGGTAAACAGTGATGTATGGAGAGACGTCATGAACAACAGCTAGCGCATCGCCGGCAGGGGAAAATGCAACGCCCCGGCAAATGCTGGTTGGCAACGTCGCCGGGTTGGCATACTTAGTGCCAAACCCCCTGGCGCTACCAGCTGCCCTCATAAACTGATGTCTCATTTTGTCGCCATCCCGTAGAGTGTGCTGCCAATCTTCCACAGCTGGATGAACGTGTAGCCCGTCGTCGCCAGTATCGGCGCCGTAGTACTACCCACCCATGTGATCGTCGGCCAGGTCAGCGTGTAAGCCGTCCCGTCATCAACGCACAGCAGCATGGATGCGCCGGCGGGGAAGCTGTTAGCAGTAGCCGTACGATTGGCCCCCAGTGTCCAGGTCTGAATCGCACCATTGCTGGGGTTTAGATCAACACTGGCGCCATCGGTGATCGCAAACACCGTCTCGGCAACGGTGCCCAGGGTCTTGTTGGTCAGCGTCTGCGTGTCCGTGGTGCCGACGATCGCGCCGGTTGGCAACGTCGGCCTGCCGCTCAGATCGCTATACGCACCGCTGGATGCCACCGTCGCCAACGCCGCCGCCGTCCGCAACGCCGCCGCATCCGCCAGGGCCAGCAGGTTGCGACCGAACGTCGTTGTAGACAGCGCCGCAATAGCCGTCAGGTCGCTATCCAGCGGCTGATACGTGGTCGCTGCTGTAGCACTGGTCAGATACGACGCCAGTTGCACCGTCGTTGGGATCGTGTATCCGCTGGCCAAGCTGATCGCCAGCGTTCCACTGCTTGTAATCGGATTGCCGGATACAGACAATCCCGTGGGCACACTCAGATCAACGCTTGTAACCGTGCCACTACCTGTTCCCGTTGATGGTGGTATGTAGCTAATGACGCCCGTCGTCGGGTTGTAGCCAATGACCCCGCTCCCTGAGATCGACTGCCTTGCACGCGATTGCGTGAAGTACAGGTTGACCGATCCCTCTGGCACCGCATCGGTGCTGCCAGGGCTGGGACTCACCTCAACGTAAACCGTGCCGCTCCACCGATACGTCTTGTTCGTATCCAGCGCGACGTAGATCTTGCTGCTTTCGCCAGTAGCAGGGAATGCCGCCAGGTTGGCATACTCCAGCACATCATCCACGTAGCTCGGCAGCAACGCCGACGGAATCAACCCCGAACCATCGAGCCGCGCCAATCCATTGGCGACATTCACGCTCAGCGAAATGTTCCGCGTGCGTGTCCAGTAGCCTTGGCCGTCCTGCGTGCTGGTATCAGTGATCGTCAGCGGCAGACCTGCCGTTACCGTCACGTTCTGCAGGAACTTGTTATCGGTGTAAGTTCTGACCGCAAACTGCGTCGGCGCAGTATTGCCATCAGGGGCGCCAGTGGAAGCGATCAGCGACGTGTTATTGCTAATCTCCCGCAGCTGCTCACCGACCGTGCTGATGCCACCGTTACGGCTGAACGGACCAATGAAGTTCAGGCCGCTAAGGTTAAACTGGTCGGTATTGATCGTGACGCTGCCAGTTGTGCCATCAACGCTAAACTGACTGCCGACCTTGAAGTCTCCCTTCTCGTTAGTGTTGCTGGTGTAAACCCTGCCGTTGTTCGTTTCTACAACCGCATTTGCCTCGACAGGAACACCACCATTC